GCCCTTATTGCTCTTTGTCGAGCTTTTGAATCTCTTTTATGTCAAGGCATACCGGAGTTTTCCAGCCAGGTTTAAGTTGTCCTCGAACGTACACAATAGAATTTTTAGACCAACCTAAGGCTTTTTTAGCTTTCCAGTCTATGCACTCAATGTTAGCATATCCATCTGAAAGTGTAACAGCGACCTTAGACCAAGGTTTATTGTTTTTCTTAGACATACCGCTTGAATATTCTGACCCTTGATAAAGAAGAATCATGCCAACTTCTTTATCTGAATTAGCCATCCCCTCAGCTATCTTAATATTTGCAATAATAGGAATAGTGCCCATTCTAAATGGGACTGATTCTCTTCCGGTTTCTTGAAGAATCTTAAGCTGCAAGCTTGATTCATTCGTGTGATACTGCTTAATAAGATTCATGATATCGGGGCTGCCGAGCAGTGTCTTATTAAAAACCTTATTAGTTTCTTTCTCCATGAGAAAAATAGAGAGTGGATCAAAATTAAACACGTCTTCTTGAAGTTTAATAGACTTTTTCCGTAAGACCTTAAAATCCTCAATGAACTTTTGGCGGCGCTCAGGATAAGAGGCAATGGACATATTCATCATGTCATCAGCTGCCCTTCCCTTAATAAGGGCAGAAATACCCCCAGTATTGCATTTAGCGTGGTCGATTCTAGCTACAAAATCTTCAAGAGAAGAAAATGGCCCCTTAGAACAAAGCTCTTGAACTACCTTTGGGCCAATGCCTTTAATAACAGATAACGGAGCAACGATATGTTTTCCGCGCACTTCAAACTTATTAGTTGGATGTTGTAATGATGGTGGAGTAACGATAGGTCCAAGTTTAGAAATATACTTGCGCAATTTGTCTTCATCTAGGTCTAAATTAAGAATACTAGCCCACCACTCAAGTGGATGGTGATGCTTAAGATACATGGTGATATAGCCTAACTCTGCATAAGCGTATGAGTGAGACCTATTAAAGCTATAACGACTAAATGCTTCAACCATTTTACATAATTGTTCTGCCTGCTTAAGTGTCCAATTTTTAGCTAATGCATTAGCTCTAAGCTTATCAAATGTGGACTGAATAACTTCTTTCTTTTTCTTAGCAATAGCAGATCGAATCATGTCTGATTCTTCACCAGAAAAATTGCCAATTTCTTTAATAATAGCCATAATCTGTTCTTGATAAACAGCTACAGAATATGTCTCTCCCAAGAAAGGCTCTAAATCTGGATGGATATAACGCGTATCTTCTTCTCCACTCTTAATCTTCATATAAAGAGAAGCGGCTGACATATCCTTTTTAACTTGTCCAAGTTCATTTACAAATGAACCAACCATAAAATCTAATGCACCTGGGCGAGCTAAAGCCGTAAAATCTGCTAATTCTTTTCTATTAAGTGGACAAAACTCTTGAACCATACCCTTAATTAGGTCAGTATTAAACTGGAACGAAGAATCAGTATTCTTATTATAAAAGTCTGCATAAACACTCTTATCTTCAGGAAGGCGATATATGGCAGGTACGCCGTTCTCTTCTTCAAGATAGTTGATTCCTTTATCTTTCATAAGTTGAACGCAATCTGAAACTGCAGTAAGAGTCGAAAGTCCAAGAATGTCGGCTTTAACAAGACCGCTTTTTTCAACCATTGAGGCATCATATTGAGTAACTTGAATCATACCAAGTTTTTTATCATTGATCATCATGGTGGGAATTCGATCAGCTGATAAATCTAAAGTTGAGATAACCAAGGCAGAAGCATGTCGTCCCCAACCTCTTACTACACCAATCAACTTAGTAACCATTTTTTCTATGTCTGGGTGTATTTTAAAAAAGTTCTCAAGTTGCTTATTAAGCTCAACTTGACCATAGTTGTAATTACCTTCTTGATCTGTATATCCATATAGAAAATCGTGTTCCTCAACTCCTTGAGGAGAGTCGGGGATAGTAGAGCAAATTGCTTCTACTTCAGGGTCAGTACCTTTCTTGCCTTTAAGAGACCACATCGCGTCTTTAATCGCGTTTTTGGTCTTCATCCTTTGAAAGGTTGCAACTTGAGCAAAACCAAGTTTATACTTATTACGTAAGTACTCCATAATCAAACTTCTGGCTCTATCGCCAATATCAGCGTCAATATCAGGAAAAGACCCAGCCCGAATTCGCGCATGTGACAGAAAACGCTCAAAAGGGAGGTTGGCCTTGATGGGGTCTAGATGAATAATCTTCAAATAGAATGAAATAAGAGACCCACCGGCAGAACCACGGGCAAGATTTTGGAGAATTCCCCGTGATCTTGCGTAAGTGCCAATATCTTCGTAAACTAAGAAATAGGGAATGAAGTTAAGTTTTTCATTCTTCATAATGACATCTAGCTCAGATTTAAAGCGGGCGACGTAAACGGGATCTGAGTTCCAACGCCCATGCTCCTTAATAAGCTCCATCATGTAGTAATAAGTCTGAGAATCATAGTTAACGTGTTTATCCTGGATATGCTGTGGAATCTCGATCTTAGGCAAATGGTAGTCAAACTTCATAGAAATAGACTTAGCTTTCTCTAGAACGATATAACTATTGTCAATCCACTCATGCATCCGCTCTTCAGTCATCCATTCTTCACCTAGATGAACTTGAAGCTTTTTAAACATCTCTTCTGAGCGCATCTGATGGTAACTTTCGTAGAAATACCAGCCGTTGCTATTGCCGTTTTTAAGCAGACAATCTTGAATTATCTTATCTTCAGGAAGGATAAAGTGTGCGTCCGTAACCGGAATGCACCTACCACCATACTTGTCGACCATTTTTTGAAGGAATTTGTTATAGCCACGTTGTTTATTGTTGTCGCATGTGCATTCATCGGATCCAGTGGATAACTCCGTAGGAAAAGGGTCGAATGACCCGGTTTTTTTATTAAAATCATGGGTCACGTCTCCAACGTGGAATTCTATTAAAAGGCTATCACCAAACAATTCTTTGTACATTAAAAAGCGTTCTTCAGCCAAAGCTTCATCTTTATTCTTCATAATGGCTTGACCGATAGGTCCAACTATACAACCCGTACCAAACATAATGCCGGCCTTATATTCCTTAATCTGTTCGTATGTCACTCTAGCCTTTAATGAACCGAAATAACTAACAGTATCGTTATAAGCTATCGATGCAAGTTTCATTAGGTTATGATAACCTTCATTACTTGTTGCCCAGGCTGTAATGTGAAAGTGTGACTTGTCTTCAGCATTGAGCTTAACATAAAGCTCTACTGCTGGAATAAGGCGAGTCCCGTCTAAAGGATACTCAGGTCTAGGCGTAGAATCGGGGTTAACCTTATTGAATTCTTTATTTTCCTTATTGACGTTTTTAATCAGCTCCGGAGTTCGGAGTGCATCAAACATACTGATAGCTGTACCATGGTCAGTGATCGCAAGCCCTGGACAACCGGTCTCGAGACACCACCTAACCCAATCTTGAGGTGAGGGAACGGCGTCTAATAGACTGTATTTGCTGTGGTTATGTAACTGGCATACTTCACGAAAGTTAGGCATTTAGCTCCTAGATGTCTCGGGCTAATAGCTCCGAAAGAGTGAGTGGGACAAAATCGGATACATCTACCCCTACGTTGATTGTTTTACCAATTCGTTTCCATTGCGTGTGAACATGCCCGCAAAGATAGTAGTCATAGTATACAGGTGGCGCTTGAATTAATGAAGATTCATATTTTCTACTAGAAGGATCGGGAATGTGAGCAGGAATGTGAGCAAGGTAGAGTTTATATCCATCTACTTCTATTGTTAGATTTTTGTAGACTTTATCAAAACCAGCTTGTAACATTGCAGCAGTAGAGCGATCATGGTTTCCTTTGATAAGGGTTATTTTTCCGTTGAGTTTTTGCCTGAGGTAGATGTTTTGTCTAGGCCCCATAGCAAAGTCTCCAAGATGATATACGACGGAATCAATACTAACACGCTTATTCCAATTTTCAATAAGTTTTTCATTCATGTCCTCAACACTAGAAAAAGGTCTATTACTGTAGGTGATAATGTTGGCGTGGCCAAAGTGTGTGTCTGAAGTAAAAAAAATATCACTCATAAAGTCTCATAAAAATAAAAGCTACCTCTATTAACGTAGAGGTAGCTAGTTGTTATAACCATAAGTCAGAATTAAAATGTAAAGTTAAGGTCGATTTTAGTGGTTACAATATCAGAAGTATTTAAAGTCGGAACACATTCATAATTAAAAACAGATGAACTAGCCAATCCTTGTGATACACCGGCGAGATATGAATTTAAAATAAGATTATCCCCCTTGTTGTTTCTAAGAGAAGCAGGAAGATAGGTTGTTGTAACAGCAACAGTGAACTTGACATTTCCTAGTGCAGCATTATCTCTCAAACCAGTTTGAATCGCCGTATATTGACCTTCACCGGGTATAGTCCCGACTAGAGCAACTCCAGCATTAAAAGCATCCCTAGATAATTGATGAATACCAGTTGAGCCTTCAAAATATGCATCTTTAAGTGACATAATATATTCCTTTAATCGGCATTAGCGCCAGAATGGGGGTTAACTGAACCATCTTGAATCTCTTCAATCTTATCAAGTAAGAAGCTTATCTTCGCCTTTTCATAGTTCATGGCACTAGAATAACCAGCCCCTAGCTCCTTAGCAATGCTTTTAGCCGCTTGAAGTTTTTCATCTGCTTCACGTTCTTGCTTGATAAGTTTAATCTTTTTCTCTGCTTCGACTAGAAGCTGAGTGGCCTCATCTTCATTAAGGTCAGCCCCATTGTCCACAAATGACTGACTAAGTTTCGATGTTTCTGACATGTGTTTAATCCTTTAGTTTAAAATTCTTTTTGATGGAACAGGACCGTTCTACAATTTTTTCCAAACCGACAGTTTTATGGAGTAATTTTAATTGTTACTTTTTCAGTAACCCATTGATGTCCATAAGCTTTTGTACTATTTCTAACAGCTCTACCAATAGCTATACCTCCATGGGGAGGATTCTTGTGTTTAAGAAATTTAGCCGCAGCCGTAAAATTATCGAATACCTTATTCAATTTAACGCTTTTAACCATGCTTTTAGT